ACCGGATGGCCGCGCCCTTCCTTTTGTGGTCCCCATTCGGGTCCTATAGACGTCACTATCAACCAATCAAATTGCATCCTCAAACGTTAGATAAGTGTTTATTTGTCTTTATATACTTGTTCTCCAAGTTTTTTGTCATATAATATGTGGGATCCACTCTTAAATGAATTCCCTGAATCTGTTCACGGATTTCGTTGTATGTTAGCTGTTAAATATTTGCAGGCCGTTGAGGAAACATATGAGCCCAATACTTTGGGCCACGATTTAATTAGGGATCTTATATCTGTTGTAAGGGCCCGTGACTATGTTGAAGCGACCCGGCGATATAATCATTTCCACACCCGCCTCGAAGGTTCGCCGAAGGCTGAACTTCGACAGCCCATACAGCAGCCGTGCTGCTGCCCCCATTGTCCAAGGCATAAACAAGCGACGGTCATGGACGTACAGGCCCATGTACCGAAAGCCCAGAATATACAGAATGTATCGAAGCCCTGATGTTCCCCGTGGATGTGAAGGCCCATGTAAGGTCCAATCTTATGAGCAACGGGATGACATTAAGCATACTGGTATTGTTCGTTGTGTTAGTGATGTTACTCGTGGTTCTGGTATTACCCACAGAGTGGGTAAGAGGTTCTGTGTTAAGTCCATTTATTTTTTAGGTAAGGTCTGGATGGATGAAAATATCAAGAAGCAGAACCATACTAATCAAGTCATGTTCTTCTTGGTCCGTGATAGAAGGCCCTATGGAAACAGCCCAATGGATTTTGGACAGGTTTTTAATATGTTCGATAATGAGCCGAGTACCGCAACAGTGAAGAATGATCTCCGGGATAGGTTTCAAGTGATGAGGAAATTTCATGCTACCGTTATTGGTGGGCCTTCTGGAATGAAGGAACAGGCTTTAGTTAAGAGATTCTTTAGAGTTAACAGTCATGTAACTTATAATCATCAGGAGGCAGCCAAGTATGAGAATCATACTGAAAACGCCTTGTTATTGTATATGGCATGTACTCATGCCTCTAATCCAGTGTATGCAACTATGAAAATACGCATCTACTTCTATGATTCAATATCAAATTAATAAAAATTAAATTTTATATCATGGGTTTCTGTTACATCTATTGTCTTTTCAAGTACATCATACAATACATGGTCAACTGCTCTAATTACATTGTTAATGGAAATTACACCTAAACTATCTAAATACTTAAGAACTTGATATCTTCTAAATACTTTTAAGAAACGACCAGTCTGAGGCCGTAAGGTCGTCCAGATTCGGAAGTTGAGAAAACATTTGTGAATCCCCAGTACCTTCCTGATGTTGTGATTGAAGCGGATCTGCATTGAAATGATGTCGTGATCCATGTTGAATGGTTTCTGGCTGTGTTCTGTTATCTTGAAATATAGGGGATTGTTTATCTCCCAGATAAAAACGCCATTCTCTGCTTGAGGAGCAGTGATGAGTTCCCCTGTGCGCAAATCCATGGTTGATGCAGTTGATGTGAAGATAGTATGAGCAGCCACAGTCTAGGTCTACACGCTTACGCCTGATTGGTTTCTTCTTGGCTATCTTGTGTTGGACCTTGATTGGTACTTGAGAACAGTGGCTTATAGAGGGTGATGAAGGTTGCATTCTTGAGAGCCCAATTTTTCAATGACAGGTTTTTTTCTTCATCTAGATATTCTCTATACGATGAAGTAGGTCCTGGATTGCAGAGGAAGATAGTGGGAATTCCACCTTTAATTTGAATGGGTTTCCCGTATTTTGTGTTGCTCTGCCAGTCCCTTTGGGCCCCCATGAATTCTTTAAAGTGCTTTAAATAATGCGGGTCTACGTCATCAATGACGTTGTACCACGCATCATTTGAAAATATCTTAGGGCTGAGATCGAGATGTCCACACAAATAATTGTGTGGACCTAACGATCGTGCCCACATTGTTTTTCCGGTACGACTATCACCTTCGATTACAATACTATCAGGTCTCCATGGCCGCGCAGCGGAAGACATGACGTTCTCGGACACCCATACCTCAAGTTCCTCTGGAACTTGATTAAAAGAAGAAGATAAAAAAGGAGAAATATAAGGACCTGGAGGCTCCTGAAAAATTCTATCTAAATTACTATTTAAATTATGAAACTGTAAAACGTAATCTTTGGGGGCTAGTTCCCTAATGACTCTAAGAGCTTCCGACTTACTTCTTGAGTTAAGAGCTGCTGCGTAAGCATCGTTTGCAGATTGTTGTCCCCCCCTTGCAGACCTTCCATCGATCTGAAACTCTCCCCAATCGATGGTGTCTCCATCCTTATCGATGTAGGACTTGACATCAGATGATGATTTAGCTCCCTGAATGTTTGGATGGAAATGTGTTGATCTACTTGGGGATACCAGGTCGAAGAATCTGTTATTTGTGCACTGGTACTTTCCTTCGAACTGAACAAGGGCATGCAGATGAGGTTCCCCATTTTCGTGAAGCTCTCTGCAAATTTTAATGTATAATTTATTTACAGGAGTTTCTAGGGTTTGTAGTTGGGAAAGGGCTTCAGTTAATGAAAGAGAACACTGGGGATAAGTAAGGAAATAATTTTTGGCATTTATTTTAAAACGCTTTGGGGGAGCCATTTGGTCAATGTACCCCGATTGACTTGGATTTCATTTGGCACCTGCAATCGGTGTAATGGGGTACAATTTATACTTGTACCCCAAATGGCAATGTTGTAATTTTGCAAAAGTAAATTGCAATTAAAAATTCAAAATTCAAAAATCAAATCATTAAAGCGGCCATCCGTATAATATT